TCAATATTGTTTTTCTCCATTTCTTTGGCTTGTTTAAACCATTCTTGTATTTTATCATAACTACATAAGTCAGGATAATTTAACCAAGTATCTTGCAACCATTCTACTGCTGTCTGTTTCATATCGTATTAAATAAGTTGTTATAATACTCACGTGCTAACTCTATCTTTTCTTGTATTTGCCATATTACTGTTTCGTCACGCTCTACTTTAAATACTTTGATTCGTCTTTCGTTAGGAATGTGGTCGAAGTTATGCTTCTTTTGTACAAAGTCCCTAATATCTAAATCTTCGTCTATCTTATGCTGTTTCCAATGTTCTCTTCTTACTTCGTCTTCTACTATCTCAAAAGGGGTGTTCATTAAGCAATAACAAAGTAACGATTCAGTTTTTCCTGTTAACCACATATAACCTTGAAGCTGGTAGTAGTAGTCTTTGTTAGGAATTTCAGTATCAAAGAACGGGAACGTAGTAGCATCCCAAGAAGATTTAACGTCTAAAAGTATTTCATTCGTGTTTACGTCAGGCACACCGCTTATAAAGTCATTCTCAAAGCGTTCTTCGTTCTTGTAAATGAAGCCTAAATCTAAAACATCGTTGACAAAACTAATAGCATCGTCCTCTACTTCGTTTCCTTTATCCGTGTACCTTGACCAAAACTCTTTTTTAATACCATACTTGTGTTCTAATACAAGTTCTTGAATATAAGTTTTAGCAGTCTTTGATAGACTCTCCCCTTTCTCGCGGGGAGTAGCCATAATCTTTCCTATTTGTGACGCTCTAATCTTCATTCTATTCTGATTTAAAGGTTAATTATTTCTTGTTGATTTATTGCAAAATATAAATTTTGTAATTCGTGAATATATTTAATAGAACAAACATAATAACATCCTGCATCCGAACTATCATTATTATAGCACCATTCACAATCATCATTATCATATTTAATTGAATTAAAATATTGCCCTGCTTTAATTTTATAATTTTTGTAAAAATCACTATATTCAAAACCTAATTTTAATAACCATTCTTTTGTAATTAACACAGGTTCACATATCCCAAAATTAGTTCCATCTATATCTGAATAAAATCCAAATTCATTTAATTTAATTGCTGATATTTTTTTGTAAACTACACCATCATAATCAGCAAACATAATTATGTTTCCAAGTCTTAATTCATTTGCTTTCATAATGCATTAACTATTGTCATTTGATTAGTATCTAAGTCGAACTTCTCTATAAGTTGGTCTATTTGATATTCTCCGTTCTTAATTGCTTCTATAGCTTTTTTAAAACGTGTGTTATCAATCTTTGCTTTCTTCGCTTTAGGTTGTTCGTCTTTTACTTGTTCACCTGAAGCATCTGAATCTATGTCCGTAACTAAACATAACATACTGCTAATGGAGTACCTACGATAGTAAGTACAACCACTACCAAACGACTGATAATCATTCATTTTTGCCAGTTGTACTTTAGGAATCTCAACCATTGAATCTAAACATTCTCCACTTTCTAAGTGGAATACTGTTGTACATAGGTAAGTAATACCTTCTTTAGTGTTTAGGGTTTGAGTGAATCCTAATCCGTGTTTTTGTAGTAGTGGATTAATCACTTCGAAGATTTTAGGCAAATCAGCATAAGAATAACCATAACCTTGTGTCGCCTTGTGAATTACAGGCACTTCTTGTTGGAACGAAGCCAACGATTTAAATAAATTTTTCATAGGTGTTAAATTAAATTGTGCGGTAACCGAGACGCACCCCTCGTTTTGTTTATTTATTTAAATACCATCTTTTCATACAAGAACCTCCCATCATCTTAACTTCGTTAAATTCTTCATTACTAACCTGTCTTAAATCAATAAAATCATTTTCTAATAGAATAGTACCAAGTATGTTTTTAAATTTATCAATAGCAATATAATGAGAATCAATTGCATTTCTTTTTATTGGCTTATTACAGCAATAACATATTTTAAGCACTCTTGAACGTGTTAAAAAACGTTTGTCATTACTTGTTACAATTTGTGTTTTCATAGCGTTTACTGTTTAATTATATACAAATATAACTATTATTTTTATATTACAATATATTTTTAGAAAAATTTATTAAAATTCTTTATTTTTTTTTTGTACGTGTTAATTATTTCTTTTAGTTCTTCTATTGTGAACTTTCGTGTTACTTTAGATTTACCTTCTAATACATTAAATTCCTCTGCTCCTATCTTTTTTAAGAGGTTTTCACGATAATTAATTAAATTACCTGAAAGGAACGTGTTACAATGTTCGCATTGAAGGTGTACATTGTTTTCGTCAAACCTTACATTATAGTGATTGTTTGCGTTATAGAAATGCCCAGCATTCTCTTTTTTTGGTATTTTTTGACAGCTTATGCAGACGTTTCCTTTATCTCGTAGTCTTATGTATTTGTTAAAGGTTATTTGTGCTAATTTAATGTAGTCTTGTAGGGTCATAAGTTCAGCTTTCATTTTAGCTTTCGTCTTTTTCCAATCCTTAACCTTTGCTTCTTGTACCCACGCATCAACACACATTTTATTGAAACAGTACTTTTGGTTAAAGCGCACAGGTTCAAACTTCTCTTTGCAGTTTTTACATCTCATCGAATATCGTTTTTTGTATTCCTACTTTTTCTATATTACTCCATTGTTTTGCCATTGCTTCTGCAATACCTGGAAACGTTTTACTCCTTAGTGTTCGTCTTTCTGCAGGTGTTTTAGCTTGTAATAAAGCATTATAATACCACAAGCCTTGCTTTTTCTTTTTGCCCGTTTTCTTATCTATCCATTCAAATACTTCACCTTTACCAACTATTTTAGTAGGTTGTAATAATGGAAGGTTTTTAAGCCATAAACACGTAGATTTTGTAGCTTCGTCGCCAAATTGCCACGGGTGAATAATTTGGTCGGGTTCTCTTATATAAGTTGAAATTACCGAAATAGGGTTTTCAATCGCTATTCGTGGAATTTTAGCATCCATTAATTCGTGTACAAATTCAAGCCCTTCCATTTGATTACGGTAACGTTCTTCATTCCTGGACCCGTCTTTATTGTATAACCAACCTGCACCACTTACGGCTAAATATGTACACGGTGGATGCGCTACCATAATATCCCAACCTTCATTTATAATATCAAAAACACTTGTTTGAAAATGCCATTCCGGGTGTCCACCACTACACGGTAATAAATCACAACTAAATGCTTCGTGTCCTAACTTACGAAATTCTTTTGTTACTGCTTGACTTTCTTCACAAGCTACTAAAACACGAAGAACTTTCATAAGTCTATACCCTTAAAATTAATCTGCTTTTTTAAGTCTATAACCTGATTTTTTAAGTCAAGGTTTATCAGTTCTAACCTAAATAAACTTTTGTTAGCTATTCGGTATTCGTTTTCTAAGTCTAAGAAAACACGATGTATCTCTTTAACGTCTTTTAAACTTTGTGACATAGAGTCTATTAAGTCTTTTCTATTAGGGTGGTTTTGTTTTATTTCGTCTAATGATAGGCTTATTTTAGCGTGTAATGCTCCTATTTGAACACTTGTTTTTAGTAGTATTAAATCTTCCATAGTTAAAAGGGTAAGTTATTTTTTAATTTTAGTTTTTCACTTGTTGACATTAAGCCGTCAGTTTCTATAATTCGTGTTTGAGTAGGTGGTTTAGGTGGCGTTTGTAATTGTTCTTTAGCAAATTCCTTAACAAACTGGTAGCCATCTTGCCTATCTAAATAGTAATTCAAAGTTTCTTTATCAAATTTGATAAGCATTTTACCTATTTCCCCATTTGAACGTGGTTTTATTTTATTAAAATATATTTGCGCTTCATTGTATTCAGGATTTTCACGATGTACTGTTATCATACATTTACCTGAATTAAACCATTCACTACCACCTTTTAAATCAAATGGAGTAGGAGCGTTTCTTTTTCCGTTTTCCTTCTCGGTTAATTTAGGATGGATTATAGTGTGAAAATGTAGATTGTTTTCTTCAGCCATATAATTCCTTAAAGGTAAAACATATTCCAAATACTGCGCATAACCACCATACTTTTCGTAATCGTGGCTTAGGTCTTTCCAACTATCTATTGAAGCAGTGTGTAGTTCTTCGTCTTTTTTTAGCTTTACCGCCCATTCCCAAAAGTCTTTAGGTGTTATTTTACCTTTTGTTTCCTTTCGTGTTATAATGTTAAAATGTCTTAAAACCCATTCCATAGCCATAGTTATTTCTAAGTCACTAATAACATTTCTCGCATTAGGGTCAAAACTCTTACCGGTCTTTTTTTGGATTAAGTCTGCAACTATTTCAGTTGTGTTACCTACGTCAGGAAAATAAACCAAGTGTTTCCATCCGTAAAACTTAGAAGTATTGACTAAGCATTCCATTAAAAATTGAGTTTTACCGCTTTGTGGGTACCCAGTCCAATCAGTACAATTACCTAAACTCATTGAATAAAATTTATGTAATTCCTCAAAACCTAAATACTTACCCTTTACGTGGTAGTTATCACGATGTTTGTATAAGGTTTCTACTACGTCACCTTGTTGCGCTATTTTAAATCCTTCAATCATTGCCAAGAAAATTTATTAGGTTGTTCATTAAAGTCAATTTGTTTAGGATTAAACTTAACTTCGTTTCGTTTCCATTGTGCTAATCTACGAGAATAACTCCAAGTTTTTTGTAACTCATATTTAAGTTTAGGAATTTTATCTTGCGTTTCTTCAGTCCAATACGAATAAAAGTCGTTAAGCATATCTCTACTATAAACATCTACAAATTCTTTTAGAGAATCAGCAAATTTTAATTTGCGTTGTTCTATTGTTTCTTGTTTAATTGTTACTTGTTTATTTATACTAACAGTGCTTTGACTGTGCTTTGTACTGTGCTTTTGCAGTGCTTTGTCTAGTGCTTTGGTAGATGCTTTTGTATTTTTTACAATAGCAATTATGTTAGAAGAATATTGATTTTTACTAATTTCAATCATTTCTACGAATCCAAATTCTACTAATTCATTTAAACCTGCCGAGTAAGTCCTCCAATTTTTAACACCTATTGCTTCCATAACCATTTGAGAAGGAAGTCCAAATTTATCTTTCCAACCTAAACGATTGCAGTGTTCAATAGCAAAAAAATAAATTGCGTAATGAATAGGCTTCACTTTGTCAGGATTATCAAACGCCCAGTTACAGAAGTTTCTACTTAAATCATAACTATTCATTATATAATGTAAATTAAATGTTTAACACTAACACATACCTTTCTTGTTCCTGTTACCATTTTTGTTTTTGTAGCATCAAAATAAGGATAAAACTCATTTAACTCAATAAATTCATATTTTTTTTGCTCTGCATAGTATAAATGATTCACAACCTCTTCATACGTTTCTTTTACTGAAAGACTACAATTGTTAAAATAAATTTCTGCCATAACTAAAATTTTTAATACATAAAAAAACCCCTTAAACTCCCGTGCATCCTACCTCACGTTCATTTAAAGGGTTAAATAATTCCTTTCGAGTTTATAATGTAGGATGAACTCGTCTGCAAATATAACGATAATTACTTATAATAAGTTGCTTCAGTAAATAAATATTCTTCGTTTAACAATTTGCGCTTTATATCCTGTAGTTCAGTAGTGTTTTTACACTCTAAAATATCGGTGATTAACTGAGAGCCGTTGTATTTCTTTTCGTCTTTTTCTATCAAATCAACGTGAATCTTCTTTGGTTCGTAGAATATTTCACGATATTCTTTTACGTTGTGTAAATACAATTCGTCTTTGAATCGTGTGTAAGCGTGATGCTTCTTTATTCCGTTGATTATAGTAGCGTGATTCTTATTGAACAGTCTTCCTATTTCTACTAAAGACATTCCGTTTTTATTTAGCATCGCGTATAAGTAGCTACGTCTATCTAAAAAAGTTCGGTACCTGGATTTAGTTATTAATCCGTCTTTTTCTATTACTTGCATTACGCGTTCAATCTTGTTTTCCATACATTATTAAAATTAAAATTGTAAATAAATAATCCAGTAGTCTCATTTGTGCATATTTTTTAATGCTTTTTTAATCAATTTAAGTTCAATGTAACTTATATTATACATTTGGTCTTGTGTGCTTACATCAAAACCTTCTCCATTTGACCATTCAGTTACTTCTACATAGTCACCTTCTTTAGAACAAGCGTCATCTCGTTCTATCATTATCGTTTTTCTATTCGTCTTTTTCATTCTATTCTGATTTAAAGGTTTCGTTGTAGTAATTTTCTGAACAATCGATGTTAGATTTTTCAGGGTTAAAATAATCTTCTGCAAATAAATCACCTTGTGTGAATGCACTTTTTATCTGCTCTTTTTCCATTTCTTTAGCTTGTTCAATTATTGGCTCATCCATTTGAATCGTTAATCCAGTTAGTTTATTTATTTCTTCAATCAACCATTCTACTGCTGTTTTCATAATTATATTTTTATTTTATGCTTATTATATTTTATTGTTGTGTTTAAATTATACTTTAATGTCTAGTTTATTGTGCAAAAAACTTGACAAATATCAGTTTATAACCTTAAATACTTTTTACAAAGTAAGCCTATAACCTTAAATAGTTTTTACAAGTTCGACTTTATGTATAATCTTTTCCCACACATCAGCTTTCTTTTTAGCATCTTCAGGAGAGTTAGCTTGTACTATCTTGTAGCTTAGTTCCTTCTTACTTCCGTAAGTAAACCAAATCCATACTTTATAAGTCTTCATTGCCTTGTTGAATAGGAACTTTTAAACCATAAGATAAATCAAACCATCCCCACGCTTTTATCGTATGCGCTTTCGTGTATCTAAATTGCTCTTGTGCTTCTTTTAACCACCACTCTTTGAACTCTACGTGCTTTTCGTAGCTTATTTCATTTGTGTACCAATTTTCCTCTTTTTCGTACAGGTCGGTTGGTAGGTTAGCCATTTCTAACTGCTTTTTAATAGCAGCTAAAACGAACGCATCATTTGTTGGATATTTTCTTCTTCTCATATCTAAAAACTTTTTGTTTAGTGTCTATGTTTATCGTATATTCCTTAGCCTTACATACTGCTAAATACAATTCAAAGTTGAAACTGCCGTTTCTTTTCCAGTATTCAATTTGTTTAAGTAGTGTCATCATAGCTTTTCTATTTCGTGTTTTACTTCGTTCCAATAATCTAATCCATTTGCAATGTATTGCCAAGACGTAGAATTTATTATCTCATCAACTGCAATTAAGGCGCATTTTTTAGCTGATATTGAAATAATATTCCTTTCTAAATATTTATGACATTCACTTTGCCAGCTCAACATTTGAATATACAATTCTTTTGCTTTCTCTTGTGGTGTCATATCCAATAGTTTAAATAATCGTTGTCATAATCCTCTAAAAACACGGATAGATTCGTCTTTTGGTAGTTTACTAACTCCTCTTCTAAATAGTCTAACATAGCTTCCGATAACACGAATTTAGTAATCGGTTCTACGTCACTCCAACACTCCGACTGAATAATACTACCTAACTCTACTTCGTTGCTATACGCATCTAATCCGTAATTAGCTACTACGTAAAAAGTCAACCCATCGTCTTCCCAATTAAACGTAACTTCTCTTTCTCCGTGTACAAAACTATGTTCAATGTAAAAATTCTCTAACTTCATTTTCTTTGATTTAAGACGTTATTAATTAAGTAGTAATATGATTACACCAAACACTACGATAAAAGCCGTTAAAGGGGTTAAAAAGTGGCTTAAAAACGATTTATGCTCACTTGTTCTCGGTAAAAAGTTTTCTAATCTCATTTCTTTACAAGTTTTAATAGTTGTTCAATAGACCAATCAAGTAACGCTTCAGGCTTTTCCATTGGTTGCAATGCTTGACCTACAGCAGTTTGCTGGTAGGCTAAGTCTTTTCTTCGTGTTTTTGTTGTTTTCATAATGTTTTTATTAATTAGTTATATGCAAATATAATACTTATTCACAAACTACAAACATTTTTAGTAAAAAATTTTAAATTATTTTTTTTAGCGCATAAAAAAAGGGGTCAATGACCCCCTAATTAACACATTATGAAAGTACAAATCTACAAAGGAAATTTAATACTATCAATATTTCTAATATAAGTATCTCCATTTTCTTGTGTTCGTGCGTAATCAATAGTTAATATTCTACCGCCTACAGGTTTCATAGGAGCGCCACGTTCTACGTGCCATCCGTATGCGCCATCCATATACTCTTCTTTGTACGTTCCTGTAATCATTGAATGTATTTGCTTATGATTAAAGTAATAACCTTTTGTAGCGTGAAAACTTATCGAATCACGGACATCGTTACGCGCTGAATTTTCGTGTATATGACCCATAGTAAACACGTCATAACCTTCGTAGGATTCCATAGCACGAGTTAAATTCAATGCTCCCTTAGTAACTAATCCACCACCACCACTTCCGTGAAAGTATTTTATTTTTGAAGTCATACGTGTATTTGCGCGGCATACTTGGTTTACTATAAACCATCCGCCGTAACCTCCTGTCATTACATTACTACCAGCTTTGTAGTTTAGTAAGGTGACAAACCTTTGTAAAATATCAGTTTCGTGTCTTTTTATAATAGCTGTTTCGTGGTTACCATATCCGATAACTGTCATTAAATTAGCATACGGAAAAAAGAAGTCTACTGCAGTTTCAACTATACTATCGAAGTACCTTGCGTTATTGTGTTCAGGTCTTATATCGTTCTTTACTTTACGGAAGTCATAAGCGCCTTGCATTAAACAAAAAGTATCGCCATTAAACATTATAGGAATTTCATTCTTTAAACAATAGTCTAAATCGTGTTTTAGTAAGTTCCAATCACATTTTGGATTATCCCAATGGATGTCTGAAAACATACCCATCCGGAAAGACGTACCATCTACACGTAACTCGTGTATGTTCTTAGCGTGTTTTATTAAATTCATAAGTTAATTTTTGAGTCTACTCTGCGAAGTAAGTAAGATAAAGCGAAACCAACAAATATTCCGATAAATAAAAAGTTTAGGTTAGGTCTTTTTTTAGACTTAGCTTCTGCTTTTGCTTCGGCTTGTTTTGTTTTTTCTTTTATTCTAATAGTGTCACGTTGAAACTTCAACTCGGTTTTTACTTGCCATTTTGTTTTAGGAACGTAAACCTTCTTATATCGGATAACAGTATCTTTTGTCGTTATTATCTTTTCCCATCTTATTGTGTCGTTTACAATATACGGAATCGAGTCTATGGTAGTAATTCTAATCGTGTCCCCTGTTTCTTCACATTTGTAGCCTTTTTTAATTGCTTTGTTTAAGTGATATTCCGCACTACAGGAATACAAAAACACGAATAAAATTAAATACCTCATAAGCCTTTTAACATTTGAATTAATCTCGGACAAGGGTAAACATCCGACTTATCTACTCTAACTGAATTGTGTGTATACAATCCGTTTTCCCCTTTTAATGCTCTTTTATTTAACGACCAAATATCTTCATTATATTTTAAGTTCACTCCGTAAGTTTCACCTAAGTAAATAAGAAGTTCTCTTAATGATTCAATTTGCTTATCGCTATACTTGTGCCACGTTTTATGGTTCTTAAATGGTTTCTCTAACCAAGTAACTTCAGATTTATCCACTACACCACCTACATAATTGTAGTATTTTCCGCCTTTTTCTACTAAGTAAGCCCAGTTAGTTAACTCTATACCTACTGAATATTTATCTAAGTTCTTATACGGCAATCCTTGACCTTTAAACACGCTATCTTTTACGCCTAAGTGCCACGCCCACTCGCGAGAACTAAATGCTTGTGCTATTGTGCCATCGTAACCAATAACAAATGGAGTAGCTACTCGTTCTTTGTTAGCTTCCCAACCTTTTATTGTCGCTACTGGGTTTTTATTTCCCGCTGTGTGGTGTAAATAGATTTGTTTCTTCGGTGTTTCTTCCGCGATGTATTGCGTTTTAGGTAACCTTTGCTGTACTATTTTAGTAGTGTCCATTATTCTTTTATTTTGTCAGCTTCTTCTTTGGCTCTTAATACAAATGATTTAAGCGATTTAAGAATGTTTTTTCCTGTTACTGATTCGTAGTTCTCATTGATAGAAACAACCTCCACAAACACGCAGAAAAACGCTGTTACTTTTGTCATTAATAAATCAATAGCTATGAAATGAGCAACTAAATCGGAAGCGATGTACTTTTCCACCAAAAACACGAACATAATCGCTAACGAGTAAAGAAAAGACTTACTAATAGTATGCGATAATCTACGTGACTTAAATGCTTTCCATCCGCCTTTTTTTACGCTTCTCCATATACCAAACCCCGTGTCTAAAAGTATTGCTAAAATAGCCACGTAAATAAGTGGTTTAATAGGCGATAACACCGCAAGAAAAGACGAACAAATTAAAAGTAAATTAGTTTTCATTATTCAAAAGGATTAGGTACAGTCACTTCAAATGTGCTTGGCTCTCCTAAAACTACTCTCAAACTTTCGTCAAAAGTAATGTAATAAAATATAGGATTATCTAAATTTGCCGTATTGTAGTCAACCCAGTTTTGAGTAACGTCATCAGGTGAAACAGGAATACCATAGTAAGCATCTACTTGCTCCCTTGCATTAATAGCATCCTGTTCGTTCGTGTATTTGTAGCCTGTTACTTCCATTAGTAAATAGTGTAGAATGTATTAATATTTGATTCAATGCCTGTTCTATTGGTTGATTGGTCTGAATTATACAAAATATTTTCTTGCAAGTTACAATTTGAGAAATTACCTGAAGCACCACCAATAGCATCAACTATTGTTGAATAAACTATAACATTTGAACTTGACGCTATTGAATTGCCATTTTTGAACATTGCCATTGTACCTGCTGAATTTTGACCCGTCAATAATAATTGATTTGTTGTTGTGTCAGTTGATGAACTTGCTAAATAAGAATTTGTTTTACCTAAAAAATAATAGTTATTATCTGACCATAGATACATTGAATATCCATTTGTATTCCATCTTGACAATCCAATCAATCTATTTGCACTCGCAGCACGTTTACCTACAAATGATGTATAATTTGATGCTCCTATTGTTATTGAAGAAGCTAAAAGCATTAACTTAGTTCCACTAAAAGAAATAGAATTTTTGCCATTAGTTGTAATCATTGCACCACTTGACACAATTTGTGGTTGATTGAATGCTGTTGATTGAGTAGCGTTATTTGCGTTTCCACTTTGGTCATACCAAGTAGTTACAAAGCCATTACCAGCACCGCAGAATGTAAGCAATGAAGCCTCATCTAAAACATTATTAACAAACCCAATGTTCTGCTCTGCATTATCACTTGACCTTCTTACCCTTATGCAATTACCTGTGTATGTTGAACTTAATTGTCTAAGTGAATAAGCAGCTGATGCACCTGAATATGTGTCAAGTAATCCAGTAAACGCTGAAACAGGAACAACCGTGTTAGAATCAGCAGTAGCGCTACCAGTGAAGTTTGTTGCTGTAATGGTACATTTAATTGAAGTCCCTACGTCAGCAGTAACTAAAGTATAAGTTGAATTTGTAGCACTTGTAATATTGTTTCCGTCTCTTTTCCATTGATATGTGTAAGTAGGCGAACCACTCCAAGTACCTGTTGAACAAGTCAACGTTTGACCTTCTTGTGCAGTACCACTTAACGCAGGCGCAACCGAGTTAACAGGCGGATTACCGCCGTCAATATCCGTAGCACCACTCCAAGAATTTAAATGCGACTTTCCCCAACCAATATTATTATTAGCGCCTTGTCCCCAACCTATGTTATTATTTACAGAGCCATCGCCCCATCCGTTACTATTTGCCATTTTATGTCGTTAAATCACCAAATAAATACCATTCGTTTGTACCACGTTTAAACAACGTAGCTACGCTATATTGACCTGTAGTCTTATTCTTACCGCCTTGCGTTCTTATTGTTACTCCTGCAGCACCTAAGATAGTTGTTTGTCCTGTTCCTAATTGTGTAATTCGTATTTCAGTACCAAGTGGAAAAGCTACACTTGCATTAGTAGGGACAGTTAAATCATTCGCAGAACTTACTTCCATTTCTACGTAATTGTGCGCGTCACCTAAAACTAAAGTGTAAGAAGAACTTTCTTTGTGAAAAGTCCAATTATGTATCTGTGAACCTAAAACATACTTAGTCGCAAACGTACCGCCACCATTGTCTTGTGCAATAGGAACGCGGTCTGAAGCAACTAAATTACTTCCTTTCGCTGTTAATTGACTTATCTTTTTGTCCGCCATTTTCTATTTTTTTTAAGTAAAGTTTTAACTTCTTTACGTTTTCTTCTTTCGGTTTATACTGCTTTACAAAACCCATCCGATAAAATTATTGTTAGTATCTGGATACATATCGCCATTTGAGTTATCGTTGTATTCAGGGAATAACTGCTGATTAAAACTCATATAGTCTATAAATCTTTGTGTGTAGTGTTGTGCTATCTTACGCTCTTTTTCAAGTAAGAAATCTACTTCGTCTTTTGCTACGTTTTCAGCATTGTCTGAACTATGCTTATAAACGCCCCTATTAGCGATTGTGTAAGCTGCAAAGGGTAAATATTCAACCATTGCCCAATGTATAAGCATAGGCTTTACATACGTCTCTACAAGCGATTGATAGTCGCCTGTTAACGTACTCGCTATAATATCCGCTTTTATTTTGTTTAGTAATTCAGTACCTAAGTAATTTTGAATATGAATATCCTGCGCTATCTTAATGTATTGAATAAACTTATCCGTGTCTACGTTGCCGTTAACCGAAGTAAACCTTACTAAATCGTCACGCGTTATAAGTAGTGCTTCTGCCATTATTTAAACCTTTTATTTGTTGGTAAAAATCCGTTATACGGCATATCTACAGGTCTTGTGCTTACTAACTTAGGGTTCTTAATTACATACCCGAATTCTTCAGCTTTTTTACCTGCTATTTGTCTTGCATTAGGACTATTTACATCTATTCCTACACCTTCGAAACTTGCGTACACTTGTTTATTCCATCGGTGGCGACAATTTCCACCGCCTTTGTAGTAAAAAATATTATAAGTATCAGCGCCTTTAGGACCCCAACCCTCATTAACTATTTGTTCACTCATTCTTATAATGTCTTCTTTTCGGTAAATCTTACCTGCTGACATCATTCTTTTACAAAACTCACGGCTTTTCTCTGAAGTTTCACCTGCGTAAACATAACGTGTAATAAATTTAATTCCGTCTATGTTTTTGTCTTGCTCACTTTTTGAGTTAGGAAAAGCAGAACCAGTGCTTACGAAGTTGTACATTTTACTAAGTAAACTTTGTTTAGGTTCTTTAGATAGTAATTCGTTTTCAGCATCGTCGTTTTCGTAGTCTACAGCTGATTCGTCTATTAGTAGCCATTCCGCTTTAGGTTCTTCACCTAAATCAATTAACGCCTGTGCTATTTTATCGTCTTGTGAACTTAATTCAGTAGCATCTACACCTGTTTCTTCTACCGCTTGTTCTTCAGTTATTACATTTTCTAAATCTGTAAACTCTAAAGGCTTTAACGTTCTAAAATATGTCTTTAAAGAAACGCCATTGTAACCTAAAATAGTGTCTATAGCATCTAACAATAACTCCTGCATTGGTCTAATAACCATATTATCGAAT